AATGTATGAGAGATTTGGCTCACTGGAATATACTGGGGGATGGCTTGAAGAATGCGGAGAGGTTAACTATATGGCTTTCGAGGTGTTGAAGTCTCGTACAGGCCGAGCCATGAATGCAGAATATGGCTTGCTCGGTAAAATCTTTCTGACATTCAATCCTAAAAGAAATTGGTTATATCACACATTCTATCTACCTCATACCAGCAATGAACTTGAAGAGGGTTATGGGCTTATTCTTGGCATGCCTGAAGACAATATTTATGGCGATCCAAACTATATTACAAAACACCTTGATACGCTTAAGAACCCTATACTGCTAAAGCGTTTACGACTCGGATTGTGGGAATATGACGATGAGCCAGACCAATTAATTAAGTATGAATGGCTTGTTGCCGCTGAAAAGATAGATATACAAAGGGGGATAAAAATATTGGGTGTAGATGTTGCCAGGGAGGGCAACGATAAGACCATTATAATACTGAGGGAGGGGAATAGGGCTTCTACATCGTGGGAATGCAAAGGCACAAAGGGGCAGGATGTCGCAGGGGAGCTATATAAAATAGCCATAGATCATGGGGTTACTGCCGATAACATACGAATAGACTCAATCGGTATAGGTGCAAGCGCAATTGATCACATGGAATCATTGTATGGATATAAATGTAAATCGATAGTTGCTGGATCAAGCCCCACTGGTCAACTAAAAAACGAAAATATTTTTAAAAACTATAGGGCTGAAATGTATTGGAACTTGAGAAACATGCTGGAGGCCGGAGAGATATCTATGAATCATGACATTAGCGGGCGTACGATTCTATATGAAGATTGTGCCGCTATTAAATATTTCACCCCAGACGACAAGACGACTCAAATAGAATCTAAGAAAGACATTAAAAAAAGAATAGGCAGATCGACAGACTATAGTGATGCAATGGCTTTCTGTTTCGCCCCTCTCCACCAGCTACCATCTGCCGGAGTCTGGTAATTCTCAATTTCAAGAAAATATATTGCAACTTGATATTTTCATATCTATTTTAAAGCAAAACATAGGCGTTATCTATGAGCAAATCAAAAAATCGGTTAGGCTACCAGAAAAGAAAAAGAAAACAAAATTTATTGTCTGCCGATAGTCCCCCTGTACCATCCAGCAGAATGGGCGGTATTGGTGATTCGATGTATTGGCAGTTTGGCGGTCGGCGTGATATATCTCAGGAGGTCGGATATAAACAGGGCCCAATATCATTCTCGGAATACGACAAGCAATATGACCGGCACGGTCTCGCATCCAGGATAATAGAGGCCCAACCAATTGATACGTGGAAAAAGCGGTTTATAATTGAATCTGAGGATGATGATTTTATAAAAGAGACTGAGTCAATATTTAAATCTCTTTCGGCATGGCAGAATTTTACTCAGGCTGATATTATTGCGGGAATTGGTGCATATGGTGCAATTCTTATCGGAGTGAATGATGGGGTTGCAAAGCTTAGTGATCCAGTAACATCAACAGACCTTGAATCAAGTGATTTGTTGTATCTCAGACCGCTAACCCAGGATTACGCACAAGTCAAAACGGTAAACGCTGACCCCAAAGATAAAAGGTTTGGACTTCCTGAATTATATAAAGTTAAGGTGTCGAATATACTTACCGATCCGTCTACGGGTTCTATTTCTTCTACTGGCAGCGAGATTACTGTTCATCAAACCAGAATTATCCATATTGCTGAGAAGCTAAAAAACGATAGGATATTTGGAATACCAAGGCTTCAACAGGTTTTTGATTATTTGTTTGACGCTCTGAAAATCACCGCTTCACAAGCAGAGGCGTATTGGCGGTTAGTTGGCGGAGTGCTCCAGTTCAATATTGATCCAACAACTCAGCTTGACGACAAAGAAGAAACATCAAGGCAGATTGATGAAATCATTTTGCAAATGCGGTCATATATCCGAACTAAGGGTATGGAAATTAAGAATGTTTCTAAAGACCCTTCTGACCCATCGAATCATTATGATACCGTGATAACCGCTATAGCTGCTGCCAAAGGTTGGCCCAAAAGAAAACTGACTGGTTCTGAGCGTGGGGATTTATCCTCTACTCAAGATGAAAGCGGTTGGAACGGATTGATTGAAGCCCGCCAAGAGCAATTTGCTGAACCTGTAATAGTCCGGGCTCTGATTAATAGATTTATTGATTGGGGTATTCTTGCGGATGTCAACTATGACATTACCTGGCCGTCTCTTTTTGTTGTTGATGATAAAACCAAATCTGAAACAATCAAGAATCTGGCAGATGCGACAAAAGCATATGAAGAAGCCCGGTTAATGGCTGGTGGTGCTCCATCGATAAGCCAAAGAGAATTCAGGAAGGTTTTTAGCTTGCCGCCTGATATACCAGATGAAGACATACAAGCCATGATGGAGATGTTACAACGGGACAGGATGCCCGATGTGCAAGGAGTATAGGCGTAAATACAATGCGGTGAACAGGTTTGACCCAACCCGCACTTTGACAATAAGAGATAAATACTCTCAAGATTTTGATAGACGATATAAAAAGTTAATTAAGTCTGTCAGGGGAACGATTTTTGACAACCATGCTTTACAGATTCGATTGAATCAGGCCGTTTTTATTCCTGGTAGTTCACCGGATATGATGGCCACCAGTTTTGGTCAATGGCTTTTGGAAGAGTCTGACGAGATTGTCGGAGGCATTGAAAGAGATGCACAAGGCAATGTAATAGCCGCTGAGGGATGGCAAGACAAATATATCATTGCCATTATTCTCTCAGCCATGCGCCAATCAGACGCAGATTTACGAAAAGCCGGTGTTCGGATACCGATCAAGTCAGAAATGGATTATTTAAATGACCCGATGGTCAGGAATTTAATCAATGAATTCCGGGCAATCAATTACAATGCTATTGCCGGGGTTAATCTGGATATGTCTTCACAAGCCGCTGAAGCCCTGAGGGATGCTATCGCAGATGGATACCGCCGAGGGCTGACAATCGCAGAGATTGAACAAAACGCCTTTGATGCCGTTGAAGACAGGATAAATAAGATTGGCCGCACTAGATCGGAAATAATTGCCCGTACCGAAACGATTGAATCCCATTCAGAAACAAAGCTTGATAACTATGCCCGGAATGGTGTTCTGTCTGTCGGGGCGATAATTGAAATGGAGTTTGTAACGGCGGGTGATGACAGAGTATGCTTTCAGTGTATTGCTTTAGAGGGTAGAACATTTTCGATATTTGAAGCAAGGGGAATAATTCCAGTACATCCAAGGTGTAGATGCACATGGATAATAATAAAAATAGCAAGACCAGCAGCACTCAGCAGAACGGCGGCCTGAAGGAGTAAATATGGGTAAATTGGGTAAAGGTAAAAAATCGATAGCGAAAATAATTAATGCAAATGATTCAGCATTGACAACGGTTGATAATGTTAAACATCAACTCAACCAAGGCCGACTGTTTAGATTTGATCATAGGTTTGTATCTATAGGGGCGGCCGCAACCGTAAATTTGCAATTAAAAATACCCGCCTGTGATATACACTTGGTATCATTCACATTTGATACTGATTCTACAGATTTGGAGTTTTCTATAATTGAGGGGCCTACAGTGACAGATGGCACAACGCCCGTCCCTGTTGGCAACCTAAAAAGAGATTCAGCGATTACATGTAGTTTGGAAGCGTATTCAAATCCATCGGCGATAAGTGGAGGCTTGGAATTATTCCCAACCATAATTAAATCATCTGTTTTGTCGGTTGGTTCTCAAAATATCGCAGCGCAATTGCTTATTTTCAAACAAAACACTGATTATGTTTTGAGAATAACAAATAACGCTGGGGCTGGCGTGTTTGCTGAGATAACAACAATTTTATATGAACCGGAGGCATTATGAATAAACCATTGGGCGGTACGAAAACAATGGCCGCATATAATAATCTGGCCATAGCCAGGGGTGATATAGCGGGAGCGAGCAACATGTATAAATATGGAAGCAATGCAGACGTGACAAACACGCTCGCTACAATCTGGGATCATGGAGCCGTGGCTCCTGAACTGTATAACTGGATTCCGTCAGCTTTGGCCCTGAAGATCGTTTCAACAAGCCTAAATGATAGCTTGCTTGGCTCAGGAATGCGAACAGGTGCCGTCTTTGGGTTAGATGCCAATTACGCCGAAAAAGAACAATCAGCAATAGAAATGGACGGACAGGATGAGGTTAACTTATCAACTACATGGCTGAGGGCGGACAGAATAAAGGCTATC